CGGCGACTGTGACTGGCGGATCGTTCGTCGGCAGGTACGGTATGCCAGCGGCCACACCAACGTGGGGTGTGGCGCAAGATGGCGACGGGACAGCCGCGGGCACGGCCACGCCTGCGACAGTCGGCATCGACATGTCGTCAGCAACTGCCGGTGCTGGTGACACGTTCACTGTCATGGGCGCGGTTCTGACATGCGTTGCGTCTGGGGCAGGCAACAACGAGTTCAATGCAGGCACTGGGACGACCCTTATCGATAACCTCGTCACCGCGATCAACCGCGCCAGCAATACCGTGACGATTGCCGCGCAGGCGACCGGCTGGGCAACGCCGAAAGTTCAGGACGCGGTGTTCGCACGCCGAAATGGCAACAACCTCGAGATTATGACCCGCGCCGGATCATCAACGTACAACAGTTCGCAAGTGGCACAGTCCGGCATCGGCGGGGTGACCGGCCCTTGGACGTTCTCCGGCGGCGCCGGCGGCGCGTGGGGCTACGCGGTTAATGGCCGCGCTGTGATTTGGCCGTCTGGGGTAGCCCTGCTCACCTACGGAACTCTTGCAGGTAACGTTCTGGCAGGCAATACACGACCCGGCGACGTCATCCACTATAGGTCCGCGAGAGGTGGAAACGACACCTACGTTTCGACGTATGCCTCGGTGGGTATATCGCTGTTTCCGTTCACTGGGGACGCCGCGCAACCGGTGATACATCTGATCGACAACGGGACCAAATGGTCTGGTGACGATGGCACGTTTTATCTTACAACTGGCGGCTCGAACACGATGCAAGTGGTGGTGGGTTCCGCCAGCAAACTGTGCATTGTTCAGGGTCGACCGAAAGCAAATGACGACAAGTCGTTCGTGTACTGGTTGCGTAACCAGTACACATCTGGTCGCGGATTGCTACTCGGCGCTGGCTCCAAGTACAAGAACATTGAGTTCAGAACGAGCAGCAGTACGGATGGCACAGCCAGCTATGGCACTTTCACGCCAAGAGTGTTGCACAGTAACGGTAATACTTTGTATTGGGACGGCACGACGATACCGTTCGTTTTCGAGGACTGTACTTGGACGATGGCGTATGCGAACGGGGCAGGACTGCTGCGCGGCGCGGCATATTTGCATCACGGGGCTATTGATTTTGTGAACAACGTATTCCGTGCCGCAGCCAATACCGTAGCCGTCACCGCCGTCTACATAGCAGTCGGTAACACCACCCAAACGAAGCCTCCGCACTTCCGTTTCATCGGCGGGAAAGCCTACGGGTGGGTCGCCGGATGCAGCTTTCTGAGCGGCATGGCTACGGCAGACAATGACGCATCGCGCTCCGGGGTAATCGAAATTCGTGATTTCGATTTTGGCACCCTTCAGCCGGGCACATGGGAAACTTTTTCCGGGACGGCGCACATCAGCGTCGACACGTCTGCAAACAGCAACTACTACCGACTAAGCGAGAACAACCACAACCGCTTCTTGATAACGTCAATCGCAGCAGGACGACGCTTCTATTACAAGAATGCGACCCATGAGACGTCGTGGAACCCGGCTTCGTCTTGGCCCACCTTAAATGCCCAACTGCCAGAAGTTTACGGGTCTAGTCAGAGTGCGTGGGTGTATCGCGTCATCACCAACTCGGTGTCTGGAATTTGCACACCGTACCACCCGCTAGACCCTGTGCGACTGGTCAAATTCAATACCTCTGGACAGGGGGTGAAGACTTTCACGCTGAATTACCTAGTTGACCAGACGATAGATACCGTTGGCGCCCCGCTGAATAACTGCGACGTAGTGTTGGAAGCACGATACGTCGACTCTACTGGTGTCGTGCGCATTGAACGGTCGTGGGAGCCCTTACAGGCTATCTCTGCCGCGCAGAATGGGTCGACGTCGTGGAGTGTGATGAGCTACGACATCAGCAGCGTTCGCCACGATTACAATGCGAAGCAGGCGTCACTCACCACAACGTACCAAGTCAAGGCGGACAGCGAGGTGCTTTTCCGCGTTCTTATCGGACGACGGTCCCCGACCGTTGACGACTGGTTCTTTGTCGACCCGGAGGTGCTGTTCGCATGAACTACCCGAGCGGCGTAAACATGATGGACCTTCTCGGCGTCGGACCGATCCCGGTATCTATCCGGCGCAAGTGGTTCTATCACCCATTTGGGGCGACATCGAACCAGCCATACGCTACGGATTCAATCGGCTCGTGTGACATCGCCATTGAAAACGCTGTCATCGGCTCGCGCTACCGCATTGAGGTGGCGTCGACCGGAGCCTTGGTCGCCGAGGGTGATGTGTCCTCTGCATCGTTCGCCGTCAGCGTGCCGCTGTACCCAGCAGGCAACCCTGCAAACAGCCTGCGCGTGAAAGTGCGCAAAGGCACGAGCGCGCCCAAGTACCAGCCGTTCCAGACACAGGTGACTGCGGTTGCGGGCGGCGCGCTCGCGTACATCTCCCAAGTTCCAGACCCCATCGCATAAGGACGCATCATGGCGATTTCCGACGATTTCACGCTGAACTACAGCGCCAAGCAGATCAGCCACACCAGCGGCTCGACGCGGTACCACGTCAACGCCCTGTACTCGTGGCTGATGGACCTGTTCGACGACGCCGGCCAGATGGACGACACCGTGCCGATATCCGCACAGACGCCGGTCGAGTACACCATGATCAATGGCTGGACGTTCAACGCTGACAGCGATCTGGGCTACCTCTACGGTGGCTCGATCGTGGTCGAGAAGGCGACGACCGACCGTGATGTGTGGGCCAACTTCTACACCCTCGGCACGATCGAGTCGGACGGTGTGGTGTACTGGCAGCAGAACTCCGCCTCCGTGGCCGCGCACCCCGGCTACTCGCAGGGCCACATCGACCAGCTGATCAAGGTCGTCAGCAACGGCACCGATGTCGACAGCCGCAACGTGACGGCTTTCCTGCGCAACCGCGCCACCGGCAACACTGACCTGTACGACCACTTCACCGCGCAGGCGTCTGCGACCGGCGGACGCAACCCGATCCCGCTGGCCTCGAGCCCGGACACCAACGACGACGGCTCGGATGTGTCCGCGTACGCGATCACAGTGACGTTCGGTGCGACCACCGAGGATGTGGACGGCGACGGCACGGCGGAGAGCTACGGGGTCAAGGTGGACTGTGGCGGCGCGTATACCTGCCTGCAAGCCTACCGCTACCTTCGGTACATCACCCGACGCGGCGCGACGGCGGCACTCAACGGTGTGCAGGGGCAGTTCTACCGCACCCTCAACGGCAGCTATCAGGAGGTCAAGCAGGCACCGTTCGGATCGTTCGCGGGCGGCAAATTCTTCGGCGCGCGTGGCGTGCTGCTGACCAACGTCACTGACTCCAACAACCGCCAGTTGATCGACTCGTCGGGTGCTACCAAAGTGCCGCCGACGACCGTCTCCGTCGTGGTGTCCGGCCTCGTGGCCGGCGACCGCGTGCTGGTCGGCCGCACCTCGGCCGGGGTGCTCAACAAGTCGCAGTTCACGCTTGCCGGCAACCACACCAGCGCGGCGACGGTCACTGTCAACGAGGCCCTTGGTAACGACATCGCCTCGTCCGGCGTGCTCCGGCTGGGCGATACCCGCTACACCTACACAGGCATCAACCGGGGCGCCAAGCAGTTCACGGGTGTCAGCCCTGCGCTCACCGGCTCCAGCGGTGCCGCGCTGTACAACCCGCTGATCGACGACGTGGCGGCTGGCGCCAGCATGAGCAAGAGCTTCGTTTACGTTTCAGACTTCGACATCGTGGCGCGCGTCCGCAAGAAGGGCATCCTGCCGTTCGAGAACACCGGCTCGGTGACGAATGCCGGGGCTTCGGTGTCTGCCATCCGCACCGCTGACACGATTGCCGTGTAAGCAATGGCGCTGACCTTTGACCATGCCCTGAAACGCATCAGTGTGCCGCAGGCTGATGCACAGCCACTGCTGATCCAGTCGCTGGTAAACGCCGTCCGCGAGGAAGAGGCGTCAGAGCGCGGCATCGCCTATGACCAGATCCTTGATGCCACAGGCAAGGATGCGCTCAAGAGCGGGGTGACGACGGGCATAACCGCTGCACTGCGCTCGACCTGGGTGCTTGAGTTCGCCAGCGGCGCCTACCAGGCGGCAATCGACGGCGGCAACCTGGCTGATGCGCTGTCCCGCATCTTCAACACCGGCAGCCCGCAGGTGCTGGTGCTGGCGAGCGTGGCGACGACACTGGCAGACAGCAACGGGTCAGCAGCGCCGACTGCGGCGCAGAATGCGGCGGCTGTGCTGGCTGCCGCCCAAGCCACGCCGATCTGGGCAGACATTCGCCGCGTCAATGACGTCCAGATCACCGGGGCAGGGGTCGCCGGTAGCGACGAGTGGCGGCCGGCATGAGCGCATGGGGCGCACGCTGGGGCACGCGCTGGGGCGGAGCCTGGGGCATGGGCGAGCCGCCTGCTGTTGTGCGGCGTGAGATTGTGCGGCTGCGCTCGCCAATCGTCTTGGTGGTCAGCCTGGGGTCGCCGAGATGAGCGTAGAAATCGTCAGCCTGCGCAGCGCTGTGACCATGCTGTCCGCAATCGACTCATCGGTGACCACCGCATCTAGAGTCGTCTCCCCGCTCACCACCGCGGTTTTCGTGCCGAGCGCGCTGGCGACGGCCGTATTGCTGCATTCGCATATCGACCTGGAGTAAGCATGAGTAAAGTCTACGTGGGCGACACCGGCACCCTGATCGAGCTCGACACCGGCGTCAGCCTGGCCGGCGCAACGGTGCTGGAAATCAAGGTGCGCAAGCCGGACGGCACCCTCGCCACCTGGAGCGCGTCGGCGTCTGCCACCAAGCTCGCCTACACGACACAGCCGACCACGCTCGACCAAGCTGGCGTCTGGCGGCTCCAGGCGAGCGTCACGCTCCCGTCTGGCAAATGGCTGGGCGAGACCGCGCTGCTCAGCGTCCACCCCCCGATGGCCTGACAGGACAACGACATGCCCTACGCCTCCCAATCCGACATGGTCGCCCGCTTCGGCGAGCGCGAAGTCCGCATCCTTACCGACCGCGACAACCAGGGGCTGATCGACCCGGCCGTGCTCGACTACGCACTCGCCCAGGCCGACGCCGAGATCGACGGCTACCTGCAGGGCCGCTTTGCGCTGCCGCTGGCCAGCGTGCCGGTGCTGCTCGTCGGCATCGCCTGCGACGTCGCGCGCTACCGCCTGGCCGGCACCGACATCCGCGAAACCGATCCCATCCGCATGCGCTACAAGGATGCCGTCAAGCTCCTCGCCAGCATCGGCAAGGGCGAGCTGCAGCTGGGCCTGTCCGCCACCGGCCAGGCCACGCCAGACGCCGGCGCCGTGCGCATCGTCGAAGGCGGGCGCGTGTTCACCCCCGACACCTTGAGCGATTACTGATGATCGCCGCCATCGAAAACGCCATCATCGCAGCGCTTTCCGCCGCCCAGTGGCCGTGGCGGCCGCGCGTGATCGAGAGCTACGCCGGCCAGCTCGACGACGACAGCCTCGACAGCGTGCTGCGCGCCTTCCCCGCCGTGTGGGTGGCCTACGCCGGCAGCCCTGCACCAAAGCACATTGGCGCCCGCAAGTGGAGGGTGGATGCCAAATTTGCGGTCATGGTAGGTGCGCAGCACCTACGCGAGCAGGCGGCACGGCAGGGCAGCACGGCGGATGTAGGCACCTATCGCATGCTGGCCGACGTGCAGGCGGCACTGTTGTACAGGGATTTCGGGCTCGCCATCGACTTCATGAAGCCCGGAGCGATCCGCACCCTGTACAACACCCGGGTGGCAGGGCAGGGCCTGTCGGTGATGAGCCAGGACTGGAGCACCGCCTTCATCGCCGAGCTGCCGGCTCCGGGCGCCACCCCGGGAGCCGACTGGCTGCGCACTGGATTCGAGTACTTCCTGCAACCCGGTGACGCCGTGGCCGACGCCAGCGACACCCTCACGATGAGCCAAGGATGAACATGAAAGTCGTTGCAGCGCAGGGCCTCCAGGTCCCGATGGAAGACAAGCCCCGCGAGTACATCGCCGGCGAGCCGGTTGAAGTGCCCGAGTCGGCCTACTACCTGCGCCGCCTGGCGGACGGCGACCTGCTCAAGGTCGACGTTAAGTCGCCCAAGCAGAAGTAACCCTTAACGCGAGGATCCAGCATGGCCAGCCCCAACATCAGCTTCGACAGCATCCCGAGCAGCATCCGCAAGCCGGGCAAGTATTTCGAGTTCAACACCAGGCTCGCCGTGCGCACCCTGCCGGGCAACCTGCAGAAAATGCTCATCGTCGGCCAGCGCCTGGCGGCCGGCACGGTCGTCGCCGGCGTCGCCACCGAGGTGTTCTCCGACCGCGATGCGGCGACCTACTTCGGCCGCGGCTCCATGCTGCACCGCATGTGCACCGCCGCGATCAAGGCCTACCCGTATCTCGCGCTCACCGCCATCGCCGTCGACGACGCCGGCGGCTCGGCGGCCGCCACCAGCACCGTCACCATCACCGGCACCGCCAGTGCGTCCGGCGTGCTCACCCTCAAGATCGGCGACCTCTCGATCGAGCTGGCCGTGTCCAGCGGCGATGCGCAGAACACCGTCGCCGCCGCACTCAAGGCGCTCATCGACAAGAACCCCGACCTGGCGGTGACCGCCGCCGTGGTGAGCAACGTCATCACCCTGACCGCGCGCAACAAGGGCACCCAGGGCAACGAGCTCAAGGTTTCCGCCGCCAGCGCCGCCGCCGGCGTTACCGTCGTGGCCACCCAGCCGTCCGGCGGCAGCGGCGATCCGGACATCACCAGCACCCTCGCGGCCGTGTACGCCGCAGGCCACCACATCATCGTCACCCCCTACAACGTGCAGGCCAGCCTCACCATTCTGCGCACCCATCTGGACAGCGTCTCCGGCCCGATGGAGCAGCGCGGCGCGATCGGCGTCTACGCCAGCACCGGCACGCTCGCCAACGCCACCACCCTGGCAGGGCAGATCAACAGCGGCCGCATCGCCGGCGCCCTGGTGCCGGGCAGCCTCACCCCCAGCTACGAGATCGCGGCAGCGTTCGGCGCCGTCATCGCCAGCGAGGAAGATCCGGCCCGCCCGCTCAACACCCTCGCGCTCACCGGCGTCAATCCGCCGCCGCTGGCAAGCCGCCTCTCCCGCACCGAGCAGGAAAGCGCCCTCTACAACGGCGTCACCCCGTTCGAGGTCGGCCCCGGCGACAAGGTGCAGATCGTCCGTGCCATCACCACCTACACCAAGGATCCGCAGGGCATCGACGACATCAGCCTGCTCGACCTCACCACCATCCGCACCCTCGACTACGTCCGCAAGGCCGTGCGCGAGCGCATCGCCCTGCGCTTCCCCCGCGAGAAGCTCAGCGACAAGACCCCGCCCAAGGTGCGCAGCGAGATCCTCGACGTCCTCACCAAGATGGAGGAGCTGGAAATCGTCGAGCAGGTCGAGGCCAACAAGCCCGGCCTCATCGTCGAACGCGACAGCCAGGACCCCAACCGGCTCAACGCCAAGATCCCCACCGACGTCGTCAACGGCCTGCACGTCTTTGCCGGCCGCATCGACCTGTTGCTCTAAGCGAAAGGAACCCAGATGGCACTCGAAGAATACGCAGGCCAGATCGTCATGGAGGTCGACGGCCAGGAGGTCGAAGTCACCGACCTCAACGTCGCCAACGCCACCGGCCGCAAGCTGGTCAAGACCATGAACCGCAGCGGCCGCGCCAAGGGTTTCGCCCGTGGCATTGCCGAATACGGCCTCAGCCTCACCGTCGTCATCCCCCTGGCGGGCGACATCGACTGGGCGGCCGTCGAAGGCGCCAAGATCACCGTTTTCCCGCTTGGCAACGAGCAGAAGCGCGAGTCCTACCTCGACTGCTTCGTCGTCAGCGTCGGCGAGAAATACCAGGTCGACGGCGAAGCCCGCCGCGACCTATCCATGCAGGCACTGCGCAAGGTGGCTGAATGATCACCGTCACCGGCTCGCTGGTTCACGGCATCGAGAAAAACGGCGCCCGCCACAAGGATTTCGAGCTGCGCGCCGCCACCATCGGCGATGCGGTCGCCGCCATCGAGGAGGCCGGCGCCGACGCCAGCTTCCTGCGCGTCAAGATCCACAAGATCGCACGCTGCCTCGTCCGCCTGGGCGACCTCAAGGCCGGCGACGTCACCGCCGCGATGCTCATGGAGCTGCCGGAGGAAGACTTCGGGCCGCTCAACGCCGCCCTCGACGACACCGAAAAAAAGCCGAGCGCCTCGGCGATCAGCTGAAAGTCTACCGCCAGATCATGCTCGCGCTGACGCAAAAAGGGTTCAGCGCCAGTGACGTGCTGGCGATGAGCGAAGCCGAGGCGTCGGCCTACATCGAAATCCTTACCGATGGCCTGCCCGGCGCGCCGTCGGCAGACCAGAAGCGCTACGTATCCAGGCGCAAGCCAAAGTGAGCACCCAGGCCGACCTCCAGCTCCAGCTCCTGCTCACCCTCAACGACCAGGTGAGCGCCGGCATGCGGCGCATGATGAAGGACATGCAGGACGGCGCCGGGGCCACCGCGCGCAGCATGCAGGACATCGATCGCGCCGCGAAAAGCCTCGGCAACAACCAGATGACCGGCCTCCGCGACGCCATGCGCCAGCTTGCGCGCGAGGCGCGCAGCGTCCTCGACGTCGTTACCAAGATCGGCGCCGGCGTGGCGGCGGGTGGCTATGCCGTCGGCCGCATGGCCGCCGCGCCGATGGCCTACGACGCCCGCCTCGCGCTCATGGCCAACACCGCGTTTTCCGGGCGCGATGCCGCCGGCCGCATCCAGGGCAAGGCCGAGCTCGACGCCGCCATCCAGGCCGCAGTCAGGATGGGCGGCGGCACCCGTGAATCGGCCGCAGAAACCCTCGACAAGCTGCTCGCCAGCGGCGCCATCGGCGCAACCTCGGCCGGCAAGCTGCTGCCCACCCTCCTGCGCGCGTCCACGGCCACCGGCGCCAGCGCAGGCGACCTCGCCGACATCGCCATCCGCGCCAAGCAGACCTTCGGCCTCACCGACGACCAGCTGCCCCTGGCGCTCGACAAGGCCATCGTGGCCGGCCAGCGCGGCGGCTTCGAGCTGCGCGACATGGCGCGCTGGCTGCCGCAGCAGATGGCCGCCGCGCGCCTGTCCGGCCTCAACGGCATGGGCGGCCTGGAAAAGCTGCTCGCCTACAACCAGGCCTCCGCCATCACCGCCGGCAGCAAGGACGAGGCCGGCAACAACCTCGTCAACCTGCTCGCCAAGATCAACAGCCGTGACACCGCGGTAGACGCCGAGAAATACGGCATCGACCTCTCCGGCACCCTCGCCGGCGCCCGCGCCAAGGGCGTCAGCAGCCTCGAGGCCTTCATCGGGATCGCCGACGAGATCGCCGCCGGCGACGCGCGCTACCTCAAGCTGCGCGAGCAGGCCGCCGGCCAGTCCGGCGGCGAGCGCCAGGCCACGCTGGCGGCAATGGGCGACATCCTGCAGGGCTCGGCCATCGGCAAGATCATCCAGGATCGCCAGGCGCTCATGGCCCTCGTCGGCGCCATGAACAACCGGCAGTACATCGCCGGCGTCGAGCAGGCCATGCGCGGCGCCGGCGGCGAAACCAGCCGCAGCTTCGGCGTGGTTGCCGATACCACCAGCTTCAAGGTCGGCCAGCTCAAGACCGAGAAGGACATCGCCGCCCAGCGCGTTTTCGACGCCGCCGCGCCCAACGGGCTCATCGCCGGCGTCACCAAGGCCGCGCAGGAGTTCCCCAACCTCACCACCGCCGTCGTCGGCGCCACCGGCGCGCTCATCGCCCTCGCCGCGGCGGCGGGCGCCTCCGGCCTCGCCGGCGTCCTCACCGGCGGCGCAGCCGGCAAGGCCGGCGGCAAGATCGCCACCACCGCCGCCGGCGCCGCCCTCAAGAAGGCCGCCCCGGCAGCCATCGCCTCGGCGGGCATGGGGCCGGTGCTCGCCCCGGTCGCCGCGACCGTCGGCCTCGCGGCAGTGGGCGTCGGCGAGTGGAACGAGGGCTTGGACAAGCTCAATGCCGTCGGGTCCGGTGCGGCCCGCGAGCGCGCGGCGCGCGAGGCGCGTCGCGCCGAGCTCGAGGCGCGCCTGCTCAAGCTCGCCGGCCGCGACGAGCTCGAGAAAACCCGCTTCTACGACCTGGCGAAGCTGGAGAAGACCCTCGCCGACCTCGAAAAGCGCCTCGCCCAGCCGCAAAAGATCACCGTCGACGTCAAGAACGGCAACATCACCGCCGAGGTCAACAAGACCAACGCCCGCGAAGCCAAGCGCCACTGATCAAAGCGGTTTAATCCCGGCCGCGCCGCGCGCGCGCGTAGCCTGACCGCATCATGGCCTGGTCGCAAACCCTCCTCGACGCCTCCTTCCGCGGCGTTCAATTCGATGCCGTCGCCGCCGACGACAGCTTCGCCCGCGCGCTCCAGCTCACCGAATATCCCTACCGCAACGGCGCCCAGGTCGACGACCTCGGCGGCGGCGCCCGGCGCATCCGCATCCAGGCCGTGTTCTGGGGCGACGCCTACGAAACCAAGCTCACTGCATTCGTCGCCGCGCTGGGCCGCGGTGGCGAAGGCGAGCTGGTCCACCCCGTGTTCGGCTCGCTCAAGGTCCACGCCGCCAGCTGGAGTGTCCCGCACCGCGCCGAAGACCCCGACTACACCCTGGTGGCGGTCGAATTCGTCGAGGCCGGCATTCCCGTCGCCCTGTTCGCCAAGGTACCCGCCCAGTCCAGGGCAGCCGCCATCCAGTCGGCCATCGATCGCGTCGAGGCCGCTGCCGACGCCGTGTTCGCACGCCAGGTCGGCGTCCTCGCCGCCGCCGCCGCCAACGGCCGCGAGCGCACCATCCTGTCCGGCGCGCTGGCCGCCATCACCTCGGCCGTGCGCCTGCTGTCGCCGTCCGCCATCCTCTCCAGCCTGCCCGGCATCGAATACCCGCTCGCCTGGGCCGCCGACCTGCGCGCCGTGGCCGCGGCCATGCGTGCCGGCACCCGCCTCGCCGCAGAGCTCGAGGCCTACGCGCCGGCAACGCTATTCGCCGATTTCTTCGGCCTGGCCGGCCTGTTCGAAGGCTGGCCGGTGGCAGACGTCCAGCGCGGCGCCTACGCCGCCCGCGTTAAAACCACTGTCGACGCGCAGGCAGGTTTGACGCCGACGCTCGAAATCTCACGCGCCGCGGCAGACGTCCTCGCCCAGGAGGCCGTATCGCCGACCCTGTCGCCGGTCGAACTCGGCCGCATTGCAGACGATGCGCGCGCCCGCCTGCAGGCAGCCATCGACGCCGCCAGCGCCGCCTATGGCCTCGCCGACGGCCGCCCGCTGGTCGAAGCCCTGCGCGATGCTGCCCACGCCGTCCTCGACGCCGCGCGCGCCGTGATCGAGGCCCGCCCGCCGATCGTGCTGCGCACCGTCGACGCCGACACCAACCTCCACCGGCTCGCTCACCTCTGGTATGCCGACTGGCGCCGGGCCGACGAGCTGCTGCGGCTCAATCCGCAGCTCAACAACCCCAACTTCGTCGCCCCCGGAGCCGTGCTCAATGCCTACGCAGCATGACGTTTCGCTGCTCATCGGCGAGCGCGAGCATGCCGACTGGACGGCCTACAGCATCGACTCCGACCTCATGGTGCCGGCAGACGCCTGGCAGTTCGAGCTTGGGCCGGTGCTCGGCGACCTCCCGTCGGCAGTGGCAGAAGGCCGGCCCGTCAAGGTCAAGGTCGGCGGCCGCGTCGTCATGAGCGGCCGCGTCGACGCCATCACCCACGAGGCCGGTCGGCAGGGCCGCAGCCTGGCGATCAGCGGCCGCGACGGCGCCGCCGTCCTGGTCGACTGTGCGTCGCCCGTCTTCGCCAGCCGCCTCGCCACCCTCGACGAAATCGCCGCCAAGGTCGTGCGTCCGCTCGGCATCACCGCCATCCGCATCGATGCCGACGCGACCGCCCGCCGCGAAAAGGTCAACGTCGAGCCCGGCGAATCGGCGTGGGACACGCTCCGCCACGCCGCCGAAGCCAACGGCCTCTGGCCGTGGTTCGAGCCGGACGGCACCCTCGTCATCGGTCGCCCGACCTACACCCAGCCGCCGGTCGCCACCCTCAAGCTCAACTACGACGGCCGCGAAAACAACCTCATCTCGCTGTCCGAGACGCGCGACGTCTCCCGGCGGTTTTCCGAGGTCACCGTCCTCGGCCAGGCGGCCGGCAAGGCCGCAGAATCTGGCAAGCACAACCTCAAGGCCACCGTCACGGACAGCGGCGTCGGCTGGTATCGCCCGCGCATCGTCACCGACCACGAAGCCGAAACCGTCGCCATCGCCCAGGCGCGCGGCCGCAAGCTCATCGCCGACGCCCGCCTCGATGGCTACGCCCTGGTGGCCACCCTCAACGGCCACGCCGTCGACCCGGCCGCGGCCAGCCCCGTCCTCTGGGCGCCAGGCCAGCGCGTTCACCTGGTCAGCCAGCCGCACGCCATCGATGCCGTGTTTTTCGTGATGGCGCGCCGCTTCACCGGCGGCCGTGGCCGCCCGTCGCGCACCCAGCTTACCCTCAAGGAAGACGGCGTCTGGCAGCTCGACGCCCACCCCCACCAGCGCAAGCACCGCCGCGGCAAGAACAGCACGCCAGGCGCCGTCGTCGATCTCGGGGCTGCCACATGATCGAGCAGATCGACGCCCGCATCAGGCGCGCACTCGCCCAGGTCCGTCAGGCGTTTCGCGGCGTCCTCACCCGCTGCGACGGCGCGCCGGCCGTGCAGCTCGTCCAGGTCGACGGGCTTTCCGGCGAGCAGCTGCAGGATGCCGAGCTCATGCAGCAGTTCGGCTTCACCAGCAACCCGCCGCCTGGGACGATGGTCGTCGTCCTCCCGGTGGGCGGCCGCACCGCCCACGGCATCGTCATCGCCTGCGAGCACGGCCAATATCGCCTGCACGGGCTGATTCCCGGCGAGACCGCCATCTACAACCAGTGGGGCGACTACTGCATCCTCAAGGCCGGCCACGTCGCCGAGATCGCCACCGGCACCCTCGTCATCAAGGCAAGCCAGAAAGTCCGCGTCGAATCGCCCGTCATGGAGTGCACCGGCACCGTCGAGGACCTCTGCGACCTGCCGGACGGGCGCACCATGAGCGCCATGCGCGGCACCTACAACGCCCACACCCACCCCGGCGACAGCGGCGGCACCACCGGCGCGCCCAATCAGGAGATGTGACGTGGAACGCGCTCTCGACCCGGCCACAGGCGACTACAGCGGGGAAATCATCGACCACCTCGGCAACGCCGTGTACCTGCGCCTGATGACCCCGCTCGGCGGTTGGTGGGCTGACCCCACGCTCGGCTCGCGTCTGCACGAGCTCGCCCGCGAGAAAGACGTCGAGCGCGTCCGCGTCCTCGCCGTCCAGTACAGCCGCCAGGCCCTGCAACCGCTGATCGACGACGGCCGCGCCGATTCTGTCGACGTCGTCGCCGTCCGCAACCAGCCGGGCCGGCTCGCGCTCGGCATCGAAGTCGCCCAGGGCGTCGCCCGGCGACTCTTCGAAATCACCGTCAAGGTCGCCTGATGCCATTCACCACACCGCTCCTCGCCGACATTCGCGCCGACATCCTGCGCGACCTGCAAAACCTCCAGCCCGACGCGGACATTACCGCGGACAGCGACAATCATGTGCGCGCCACCGTCCTCGCCAGCGCCATCGAGGGGCTGTACCAGCACCAGCAGTGGATCGTGAAGCAGATCTTCCCGGACACCGCCGATGCCGAGCAGCTCGACCGCCATGCCGGCCTCCACGGCCTGGCCCGCAAGCCCGCAGCCGCCGCCACCGGGCTCATCCTCTTCAGCGGCACCGCGGGGAGCGCCATCGATGGCGGCGTCGAGGCCAAAACCGCAGACGGAATCGCCTTTGTCACGACCGCGAGCGGCGTCATCGGCGTCGACGGCACCGTCAGCCTGTCCGCGCAGGCCACCGCGGCCGGCGCCGCCGGCAACGTCGCCGATGGCACCGCGCTCACGCTCACCTCCGCCCCGTCTGGCGTATCCAGTGCGGCTGCCATCGGCAGCATGAGCGGCGGCGCCGACGCCGAGGCCGACGCCGGCCTGCTCGCCCGCCTGCTCGACGTCCTCCGCAACCCGCCGGCCGGCGGAAACGCCTACGACTACAGGCGCTGGGCGCTCGAAGTGCCAGGCGTCGAGTCCGCGTTTGTCTATCCCCTGCGGCGTGGAATCGGCACCGTCGACGTCGTCGTCGTCGCCGCCGGATCCGCGCTGCCGTCCGCCCAGCTGCTGGCCGACGTGCAGGCCTACATCGACATCCTGCGTCCCGTCGCCTGCAAGGACTTTCTCGCCATCGCCCCCGTCGAGCTCGAGGTCGATGTCACCCTGCAGGTCGCGCTCGCGTCGGGCGCCACCATCGCCGGCGTCACCGCGTTAATCGAGGACGCGCTCGCCGAGTACTTCAACGGACTCGATCCCGGCGAAACCGCCGTCAAGAGCCGCATCGAAGCCATCGTCTCCGATCTCCAGGGCGTTGCTGACCGCGCCGTCTCCGCCCCGGCGTCCAACGTGGTGCCGGTCGCCAACGGCACCGTCGTCGAGTGGTGCCGCCTCGGCGCCGTCAGCGTGAGCCTGCTGTCGTGAGCCATCCGCAGCTCCTCAAAACCCTGCTGCCGCCGGCCTCCTACGACCACGCAGGGCGAATCGTTGCCGCCCAGCTCGGCGCCGAGGGCGCCGCGCTCGACACCGCGCTCGCCGCTGCCGCACGCGTCGTTGCCGCCATCACCCCGGACGGCGATACCGAACTCCTCCAGGACTGGGAGCGTGTCTATGGCCTGCCCGACAGCTGCCTCACCGACATCGACTCGTCAGTCTCCACGCGCATCGCCGCAGCGCTCGAGAAAATCCGCGCCGGTGGAGGCATTTCGCGCGAGACCGTGCTTCGCGTCATGGCCTCGGCCGGGGCGTTCAACCTGCCCTGCGGCAGCCCGGTTTTCGGTTTGCTCAACGCGGCCGTATCGACCGCGCAGAGCGCAGCGCCGGACGGCACGCCCACCGCTGACCTCATCGTTCCCACCACGGATCTCGCCAACCACCGCATCAACAAGACCGTCAGCGGACTGGGATCGCTCGCGGGGCCGCTGACCTGGTCCATCTACGTCAAGGCGGCGGGCTACACCAGGGTCCGCCTCCAAATCCTGTCCAGTCCGACCACGTCAACGCTCGGATCATTCGACGTCGACCTCACCACCGGGCAGGTCAAGATCAGCACATTCGGCGGCGGCGCGGTAGGGAATT